CGTCCTGTCAACCTAAAAGTTGAATGAGTACTTAATGACTTCCATAAACCCATCTGTGCCCCTTTAAGAATATAACTGTAAGCCGCATCTTCTGCAGTTATAGTCCTAACCTTAAAAGGTTCCAAAAGATGAACAGGTCGTGCCATAGGTGGCGAATGTATTCGACAACACCTATCATTTTCCCTCATAAATTCACAGAATATATCTTTTCTACTGTGCGCATTTACGACCCTAGAGGGACAAACCCGGTCTTCCCAAGCATCGGAAAGTATATCAGCAGTCACTTGAGTAAAAAATTTTTGCTTAAGATCAATAATGGGTAAATCGTACTCATTACCCTTACCATCAATTAGTATGTAAGGATTCTTAACAAAAGGATTGGTTACATCACCTCTCGGCGTATCACCCATCCCTATATTTAGAACATCACCAGCAAAATCCCCATAACTGCACTGAAAACCAACTTCTCCAGCCTGCCCACCCAAACCCTGACCCATAACATAACTAGCGTTTAAACTAGGGGGCCAAAGTTCAGTAGGAAAGTGCTCCTTATGAAATATTTCTTTCACAATAGGCCAGCACCGACTCCGGAAACGATCCTTAAAATCAGGATCAATTTTTCCTGCTACTTTTGTCATGGCTTTGTAGTGCTTCTCACGATTATAAGCGACGAAAGTCGGAGAGACCTTCGGAGCACCTTTCTTAAAATATAAGAAGGATTGAGATTTACACATACAACTTGGCACAGACCCACGAGTTCTATAATAGTTCCTTAACCTTTTCACATATTTAAAATATGAGGAAGGACCAAAGCTAAACTGACTCCAACCCTTCGGAAGGGGAGGACATACAGGTAATTCCTGATCAGTAATATAGCTAAAAATAGAACAAGAGATTGCTTTTGCCACAGACTCAGCCTGACCTGACTTATACAAGTTAAACCACTCAATTATGAGACGGAAATATTGTAAGTCAGACAGTGCAACAGCTAAACCAGCTGTAGAGTAAGCAAGTCGGATCCGTTCAACCAATAAAATGGAAGAATAGGAGGCGGCCTGCTCAGGATGGAGATAATCAGTACCAGATTTGTTCAACTTCAAGAACTTACGATCTGAATCTCCACGCGATCCAAAATACATAACATCAGACAAGTGATCGCAAACTTGTCGAAGGGGAGTTAAGAGAACCTTAGTCTCTCCAGCCAAGGTAGTTATAGAATTAGCGAAATCAGCAAATTGTTGCTTACTAAATCGATATAACATATCTATGATATTAGGTCTCAAAAGATCTTC